CCACCTAATCCTTGAAGTCTTAAAAACGGCAGCCCCTCACTTAATGTACTCATAGAACCATACGGTGTTGTTAAGAATGATTCATTATATAAACCAACTAATCTATTACCTGTTACAGGCAATCCTAATGCAACATCACCAGTATTATGTGTTAATGTTTTTGCTTTCTGTACAAATTCGTATTTTTCAGGACCAACTTTCTCTGGTAATGGTAATAAACCATGTCTTCTAGGATGTAATCCAATATGTTGCCCTAAAACACTTGCTAATGTATTTACAGGTGTCCATACTTTTGTTAATCTCTTACCAGTAACAGTTTCTACATTAGGATTTGATTGTTGTAATCCTAATTGTTTTACACCCCATAATAAGCCTTCTACAGATAACATCCAAGCACCAATTCTAGCAGCATCAATAGCAGCTCTAACTGTTGATGTAATTGCACCACCTCTGATAAGCCCATCATCAAATGTTACACCTAATACACCCCAACTTTGTGGTTCTCCTTTAGAAATACCTTTTCTTTGAATACCTCTAAGAATAAGAGGATGTCTGAATAATCCTAATCCAGTATTAAAAGAATCATCTTTAAGGTTGAACTTAGCATATTGTAAATCTAAGAATGATGGTGATTTTCGTTCTCCTTGTGATTTACCAATTCCAAATCCAGTTTCACCTGAGTTTAATCTACCTGCTGAATCAAACGATTGTTCGTATGTTTTACCTAATGTGAATGTTGAATTATCAATATTTGAATATAATGATGTAGTTCCATCAAATACAGTATTATCAGGCGATACCCCAATAAACTTTGATGATTCAACACCACCAAATTTTGAATTAAATCCAAGTGCATGAATATCTTCAAAATAATTAACATCAGTTGGAGTTACACCCCTATCTGAATGGTTTGGGTTAAATGTAAATTCAGTTGGTGTAGTTTCACCCTTTTCTTTATCACCTTGTGTTATTTTATCTTTTGTGGTTTCACCCAAAAACTGACCTGTATTATTTGTAGAAGATGGTGTAGTTTCTCCTAAAAACTGACCTGTACTATCTTTTGATGTAGGGTCGGTTTCACCCAAAAACTGAGATTGGTTGTTTGCAGGATTTGGAGTTGTTTCACCCAAAAACTGACCTGTATTATCAGTTGATGATGGTGTAGTTTCTCCTAAAAAGTTAGAACTATTATCAAATTTATTGGGGTCAGTTTCACCTAAGAACCTACTTTCGTTGTTTGCAGGTGTAGGTGTTGTTTCTCCTAAGAAGTTTTCAGAATTATCAAAGTTGTTAGGGTCGGTTTCTCCTAAGAATCTTTCTTCTAAGTTAGATTTAGTTGGAGTTGTTTCTCCTAAGAATTGTTCTGAGTTATCAAATTTATTAGGGTCTGTTTCACCTAAGAATTGTTCTGAGTTATCAAATTTATTAGGGTCTGTTTCACCTAAGAATTGTTCTGAGTTATCAGCTTTACTTGGCGTTGTTTCACCTAAGAATTGTTCTGAGTTATCAGCTTTACTTGGCGTTGTTTCACCTAAGAAGTTTTCTTCTAAGTTAGATTTAGTTGGAGTTGTTTCTCCTAAGAATTGTTCTGAGTTATCAGCTTTACTTGGCGTTGTTTCACCTAAGAAGTTTTCAGAATTATTCATTTTAGATGGTGTAGTTTCACCTAAGAATTGTTCTGAGTTATCTGCCTTATTTGGAGTTGTTTCACCTAAAAAATTTGGTGAATTATCAAACTTACGAGGTTCTACACCTTCTTTGTTAGTTGTAGTTTGAGAACGTGGAATTTTTGGAGCAGAATCTACCATTGAAGATAGTGGAGTTTGATTTGATTTTTTATTTACTTCATCAATCTTCTTATTTTCCAAAGGGTCTTTCTTTGGCATTCTAAATTTTGAAAGGTCTGATTTTAAATCTTTTAATGCCATAATTATTTCCTATAAACACCTTTTGTTAATGTTTGTTTATTTTGTACCTTTGATATTTCAGAAACTACTTTGCCATCTACTGTAATCATAATTGGTTGTGATTGAATATCGGAACGTAATCCTTTTATTTCTGCTATCAATTCTTTGTTACTATCGTTATTAGAGGATGAATCACTACTTTCAGAATCACCACCCATACCAAAAAACTCACCAAGAGATTGAAGAGCGGGTGCTACTTCCGCAAGTCCTATTAAACCACCAATTATAGGTGATGCTAATAATCCAGCACCAGCTACCGATACTAATCCACCAGCAATACTATATAAAGCAGCAGCCACAGCAAATAATGGTGTTGTTACAGAACCCATTGTACTTAATGATGCTGACAGTGTTTCAATAACACCACTAACTTCACTTAAATTTGTTGTAACTGATGCTAAACCCTCACCAGCAATAGCAAGTTGAGGTCCTATCATAGCTAATTCTGTTATATCATCTATAAGACCTCCACCAAAGAATGAACCTAATCCACCAATTGCCATTGCCGCTGAAAATGCAATCATTCCAATTGATGCCATTACTAATGCCGGTCCTAATAATAATAACCCACCTATTGATTCAGGTGTTAGTGCGCCCATCATTGTTACAAAACCATCAGCTACTGCTTGAACTATAGGTGGTACTGCGGCAAACACTCCGATAATGATGTTTCCAAAGGCCTCTACCAATGGTGTTACTAATGAAAGTGCATATGCGAATGGAATCATAGCTATACCTAACGCTCCTATTAATGCGATTGCAAGAAACGGTAACCCAGTAGCCGCGACTCCACCTAATGCAGCTAGTCCACTTCCAAGAGCTATTAACCCCGCTGCTCCCACAGCACCCAATAGTGCAATTCCTGCTAAGAATATCAATGATGGTATTGCTATTAAGGCTGCTACACCAAACGCGGCAAGTGCAAGAGAACCCATAAACGTTGAACTCATAATCTGAAGCCCTACACCTAATTGTATAAAATTAGTTGCTAAGTTTTTTAAACTTACCTTACCCATAAATAATAAAAATGGGATTGATAATATAGATGGTATTGCTGCGATTCCGAATGCCCCCATAGCAAGCGACCCCATAAAGGTAGTTGACATACTATTAAGGCCTGCTGCTAATCCACTAAAGTTTCCTTCTAATTGTTTTAGTTTAACCTTACCCATAAATAATAAGAATGGGATTGCTGGAAGTGCTATAATGAAAGCAGGCCCTGCTAATGCAACTGCACCAATACCTGCGAATACTTTACCATCACCCATAGCTTTTAAACCTTCAGCTAATGATTTTAATCCACCTTCACTTCCTTGTGCTTTTGGTGCTACATCATCAGAACCTGGAACTTCAGTTTCAATTGGACTTCCACCACCACCACCTTTTTTCTTAAATGGGTTAAGATTTCCTAAACCAGTACCCTTACCCTGCATCATATTCATAAGAGCCATTTGCCCTATATATGCTATGAGGCCTGTTGTAGCTTCTTTTATACCATCAGGTACTGTTTCCCACATTTCTAAACCATAAGCAGCTGCTTTACCAAGCGCACCACTTTCTTCTATTTTTTTAGCTTGTTCTTGCTTTTGAATCATTTCAGCTAATTTATCAGCACTCATACCAATAGATTGTGCATATATCTCTTGTCCACGAGGCCCTAACTCTTTGAATTTTTCAGCTGACATGTTGGTTTGTTTTATTGATTCTAACAATGCGCTTTCATCACCAGTTCTTTGGTATTCTAAAGCGGCTGCGGTCATACCCTGCATACCAGCTATTTGGTCTTGAGATAATTTACCTTGTAACATCACTCTAGCTTTTGCTTGAGCTTTCATAGTGCTTTCAATATCCATCATACTATCAGCAATACCATGCATATCACTCAAAGATAAACCTTGCTTATTTATTTCTATAGTTTTCTTAGCCAAAAGTTTAATTTCTTCTTTTGACATACCAACCATCAATCTTTGCTGAGATGCTAAATCTTTGAATGTTTTAGATGCCAATACACCAGCATCTTTAGACATTTCTTTGATTTCAGTAGTCATATCTACAGCCGAACCACCTGCTGATTCAAATGATTGAGCCATTTTAGCTGCATCAGCTCCACCAACGCCAAATTTAGTCATTTCAGCCATTGAATTTCTTAAATCATTTGTTAAACCAGCACTAGTCCCCATAGTTTCTGCAAAATCTTTGGTAGCTTGATTCAACTCTTCTATACTATACCTAGACAACATAGCAGATGGTGCTAAATTTTGAAACCCGAGTTTTGCGGCCTCTCCACCACTTACACCTAATTCTTTAGTTAGTTCAGATGCGAATCCTATTGTATTTTTAAAAGCAGAGCCGATTTGATTAGTGAGTCCTTTGAATAGTGCCATTGCAGCACCCAGCGCAGTTCCGGCTTTTAGCATATCACCCATAGTACCTAAACTTTCTAAAAGTTCATCTTTGGCATCTTTGTAATACCCATTTATTTCATCAGCTAAATCTTTACGCTTTATCTCCTGCTTAACTAACTCTTCGGCATCCTCTAATTGTTTAAGTAGTTCGATGCCAATATCTTTATTAGAACCCTTGTACTTCTCAATTATCTCATTTTTCTTTTCTTGTATTGATGTGAGTTTTGATTCCAAGGACTTCTGACCGATTAACGCATCTACCAACTCCTTTTGAGAATTGGTTAGCTCTCCACTCTTTGTAATCCTATCTTGCAATATGGCAGACAGATTTCTTTGAATCGCCTCTTCACCTTTTATAGCTGCGATTCGTTTTTGTGTATCTTTATTGAAATCTTCTGCCATTTATAAACTCAAATTATAGAGATGTTTGATTCCAGTCTACTGGTTTTATGTTGTATTTTTTAAGGATTCTCTGATACTCTGGGTCTTGAGTAAGCTTTTCAAGTTCCTTTTCTTTGTTCTGCTTTTTGATATTTTTGAAAAACCTATCAATAAACCCTTCAGATAACCCTTGGTTTCTGAAATGTTCTGTTAAATTTGTTTTTGTAAGTCTAGCCATATTAGATACTCCGTTTGTTCTATATAGTATAAATATAGAAATACCCAACAATTTTGTTGGGTATCGCTATTATCTTCTTCTTGATTTTGCTTTTTTCATTTCTTTATCATGTACTTTTTTCTCTTCTGTTTTAAATTCAACTATTTTTTGAATATAAAACTTTCGTGCCCATATCGGCATATTGTAAACATCTGAAAAAGTGAATCCACCATTTCCATGATAAATAAGGTCAAATATATGTGAGTGTAAATACTTCCTATAGTTAAGAGTTAGGCCAAAAAAACCCGACATCCATAGGCAGTAGCATCTCTCTCCTTCCCCCAGTTTCCTCAGATATAAATTCCCATGTCAAGTCAATATCTGGTGTAACTTCATTCATATATTTTCTAAGTTCTTTTGAATCTATAGCGAATAACTCATTATCAACAAATTGATTTATTAATTTTTGCTCATATTCACCATCAACTGATAAAATCATATTTTTCAATCTCGTAGTTAAATCTTTTGAGGTTTCATCCCTCATTTTCCTACCAGCTTTTTTAGATTCTTCAATTTGATGTTTAATCTTACGCTCTTTTGATTCGGTTAATGCCTGAAAAGTTACTGTTCTTTTCGACTGTGGTAATTGAAACTCAAATTCGTTTTTATGTAGTTCAATTTGGTTAGAACCATCATACTCTTTATTTTCAAATTGAGTTAAATCGATGGTTTCACTTTGCTTTGTATCTGGTGAGAATGGGTCATTCAACTCAACCTCATAATCCTTACCATATCCCAAAATTCTACTTGCAATCATAATTGCGTTTTTATCACCAACTACCAAATCAATATATTTGATTGGTAAACCTTCACCATTTGAAACAATAAGTGATTGGAACAATCTATCCAATACTGAACCATCTTTGATATAAGATTGAGTTGTAAGTATATCTTCTTCTTTTGCAGTCATATACTTTAATTCAATCTTACCTGATGATAATGGGTTATCTTTTGGATAAATCAACCCTTTTGATGGTAATTCAATTATTTCTGTTGGAAATTTGTAATCAGATACTTGCTTTTGTTCATATTGTTGTTTTGCAAGTTCCACCATCTCTTCATTTGAGATGTTTTGTTTGTAATCATCTTGTAATTCACTCATAACGTACTCCGTTTTTAAAACTATGTTCTTATATAAATATTAAAATAAAACTTTTTAAACTAAAAAACCCCATCTAAATAGATGAGGTTCTTAATTTTCAATTTGTATTACAACAATCCGAAATTAGTATTGTAGTATTGCGTAATCGTAAGCAAGTGTTAAATCTACAGTTGCTAAATCTTCACCAGTATAATCCATATCTGAGAATTTAGCAGTTTCGATGAAAGCTCCTTTAAGTGTCCATTCTTCTACTTTATCACCTACAGGACCCAAACTGTTAAATGTGATATCTTTTTTGTAGAAATCAGAGTAACCGTTTCTACCAGTTACAGATTCGTGATGTAAACGAACCCATTCCATTGCTGCTTGTGCTGCTGATGGTACTACTGGGTCGTAAAGTGAAATTGTTAAACTACTCCACTCACTTCTACCTTTTACATATCTTCTAACATTGATATGGTCAATGGTAATTTTACCATTTGCTATCTCAGGTCTGTTGGCCGCTTTAACTAAGTATGCTGGAATCCCTTCAATATACATAATGAATCGATTCGACATCTTTGGTTCAAAAGATGTGAACATTACTTCTGTTGGGTCTAATAATTGTGCCATTTTAATTTACTCCGTTGTTAATTCAACTAATTTGTTTATTATAAATATCCTCACTTCAAAAAAAAGTAAGAAGTTCCCCACCGAAATGGGGAACTATACCTTTAATTACTCTGGAAACGCCGCCCCAGTCGGTAATACGTTGAAATCAAGAACAATAAATTCAGCAGTTTTTGCTGGTTGTAAGAATATTTCACCTACCATTATGTTTCTATCAATCACATCTGGAGTGTTATTAGTTTCATCCATAATCACTCTAAATGCGTATAACCCTTGTCTTTGTTGGATTGATTCTAAGTAAGGATTAACGATTGATAAGAATCTGTTTCTCGTAGCCGCTGTGTTGTTTTCAAACACTAAGTAACGAGTTGAAGATGCGATGAACTTCTTAACAGCGATTAACAATCTTCTTACATTGATTCTATCCAATGCAGATGGTTTAGCTTGTAGTGTCTTCTGTCCGAATACTGTAACACCTTGACCAGGGAATGTAGCGATTGGATTCAATCTACCTTCGTAAAGTGAATCTCTCTCTACTCTTGTCAATCGTGTCTTAGCTTCAATTACTGAAGTTAACCCACCTCTATTTAAACCTGCTGGAGCGAACCACTCAGCGGCTACTTGGTCGTTAAATGCTATAACGCCTGGTAGAACTACTGATGGTGGCACCCATACTGGTTTATTTTTATCTGTATTCAGAATCTTAACCCAAGGATAGTAAGATGCTACATAATTTGAATCAAATGCTTGAACTGCGTTTGTTGCAGTTGAAATTGAATCACCCCATGCAGATGCGTCCATTACAAAGAATGTATCTTGTCTATCTTCACACATATCTTTAGCAAATGTTGTTACTGAAGAGTGTAATCTATGGATAAGACCAGGAATTACTAACATATTGATATCAAATTCATCAGGATTAGATACTGAGTTGATAGCTTTTCTGAATGCTACTGTACCAGTTGCTGTGTTTGAAGAACAATCATATCCTTGTGTATTACCTGCGATGATATCAGCACCTGTATAAACAATTCTATTTGGTTTGTATCCATCAAAACCACTTTGGAATGGAACTAAGAACTTACGAGAATCTAATGAAGTATTAGAATCACTCAAATCAATTGAACCAGTATATGGAGATACTGATGATGGATAATTAGCTCCACTATTCTGTGAATAATCACCTAAGTAGAATGCTGTTCCAGCAGTTGCCGTTGCAGAATCAGGAGTAGGTGCTAAGTAAGCTAAGTTATCAGTTGTAGCGAAATCAAAATCAAATCCGTAGAATTTTCTACTGTTATATGAATCATTAATTGTTTGAGCTGATACATAAGTTGGGTTTGGAATTGAGAATGCCGTTCCAAATGGATTTTGTAATGCTGCAAATCCGAATGGTACTAATGATGGGTCAATTGCTTTATTGTTAACTGCAGTTGAAACTTCAACTCTAATATTAGCAGAATTGTTGTTGTAATCACCATTAGTTGATAATTTTCCATTAGCATCAACTGTAATATACTTATCACCAATCACTCTTGTGATATAGTTTGGAGAATCAGGGTCTAAGTTTACATTTTGGAATTGTTCCACTAAATTAGGTCTAATATCTGAATCAACTACACCTACAAATGGTGAACCATTGATTTTATCTTGGTCTACTCTTCTTACAACTACTGTGAATGAACCATACTCAGAACCAGCTACAGTTCCAGCTGCTTTAACATCTTGAATACCAATTTTAAATTCGTAGTTAGTTGGGTTACCATGTGATAAAGTATGGAATTTAATTAAGTTTGTAGTGTTACCACCAACTTTTTGTGATGTAATCCAAGGGGTTGAAGCTTCAGTATATGCTTTTGAGTAATCAATATCAGATGCAGTTAATGCGGTTACAGTTACTATTTCACCAGTTGCAAATGATGCTGATTGGAATACTTTAAAGTTTGAGTAAACATACGCATCTTGTGAACCTCTTGGTGAGAATCCAAATGCTTTGGTAATATAATTAGCATTTGATGGATTCAATGAAGATGAATAATTTGCTGCGACTGCCTCTGAACCAGATACAGTTAATACGAATGATGATGCTGTTACACTATTTACCGAACTTCCAAGAAATACATCTGTATCAGATGTGATACCTGTAGTTGGGTGTAATACTGCCGCAACATACTCACCGTTTGATGATGAGATTTGTAATGCGATTGGGTTTTCAAGAGTATATCCATCTTGTCCTAATACCCTTACGATTGTTGCAGTTCCAGCATCTTCCAAATAAGCTTGAGCAGTGTAAGGTAGGTATGAATCTAATGTCAAACCCCCGAATACTTGCTGAAACTCTTGGAAAGATTGTACCTGAGTTGGAACGAATGCAGGCCCTTTTACAGTTGAACCTATTAATGCTGCTCCAATTTCACCAATCCCTTGAGGTAGAAATGACAAGTCCTTTTCTCTTGTAAATACTCCAGGACTTACTATTCTTTCTGCCATTTAATTCTCCTATTTAAATTTTGGTTTCTTTTATACTAATAAATACCCAAAAAAATTCGAAACGATAATATTTATCTCTTAGGAGTGAATATACCTGTATTTATATCGAACTCACCATCTCCATACTTTTCTTTTAACTCATTTGCCAACTTAACTTCATCACCTCTTAATTGTAGGTATTTCTGTTGAAGTTGTTCTTTGTAAGAATCAAGTTGTTTCTTTTGTTGTTCGAAAACAAGTAGTTCAATTTCCAATTCACCTAATTTAGCAGTTACATCTGCATAATCGTTTTTAAACTTTTGGATTTTCTCTATTTCTTCTTTTTCAAATTTAATTACGGTCTTTTCACCAACCTTATTAACTTCTGCCATAACACTTTGTTTTTATAAATTATTAATTCTGTATATAAATATGATAATTTATTCTGAAAGTTTAGTATTCCAAACAATTTTTGATGTTCCGAATGCTTTTTGAGCATTTACTGTATTACCTTTGTGTTCTGGTACTAAGTATGCTTTAGTGGTAAGGGTTACATTACTTCTTACTAATCTTTCTTCACCAACACCATTTGTTGTTTCAAATGAGTAAGATTCTCCTTTGATTTGGAATTTGTATCTTTGTCCAAATGCACCACCTTGAAAGTATATGATTTGTTCAACTACTTTATTTAAATCTTCCATATAGTTACACCATATAATAACATCATACTGAATGTTAACATAATCAGGTGTATCAATAATATATCTCTCTTCAACTGGTTTTTGGTCTACCAATTGTGAAAACGCATCATAGCGATTTTCTTTTCCATATTTTTTTACGAATGTTCTTGATGTATCTTCATCAGTTAAAACCTTCAATTTTGAATATTCTGTATTAATATCCAACGAGTTTCTTTTGAATGATATTAAAGGAGTAAGAATTTTACCCTTTGAATCTTTCATAAAACCATCTCTTTGTGCTGATGTCCAATTTTCAGGAGATGCATACATTACAGGTACTGCTATGTATTTACCACTCTCTTCAATAGTAGGTCTAACATCTTTTTCTAAGAAATCTTTAAATGCTAAATCAATATCGTAAATACCAACTGTAGGAACTTTAGTATCATCATTTCTTCTCGATACTTGTTTGGCTTTATTCAATTTAGGGTCATCTGAAAAAGAACTTTGGGTTCTTTTCAAATCAACTTTTTCATCTCTATCATTTCTATATGTTCTTGCCATATTATATACCTACAGGTAAATCGTTATTATCTTTGTTAATACCCACTCTAAAATCATCTCTAATTTTAAGTTGAGATTTTTTAGCAACGTGAGTTGTTAGTTCAATTGCAACATTATAACCTTGTGTATCACCACCATCCCATGTCGATGGGTTTTTACCAGCAAAGTATTCGTTTTGAACTACTACATCTACAATGTGTTGTTCGTTATCCCACTCAATTACATCACCAATTTCTGCGTAAATATTCTTTTCTACTAATGTATCTCTAAGGAATCGGAATTGAACTTCTCTTGTATAATCAGAACCAAAATCATCATATACTGCTGAATTATCACTTCTTTCTATAATACATGGAACTTTTATTGGTGCATAATAAGATTTATTCTTACCCTCACCATACATATTTACTTTAGTTTCATCCAATATGATTTTATAGTAATACACTTCTGTATCAATAATATCATTGATAAGTTCTTTATTCAATGTTCTGAATAAACTCATATCTCTTTGTCCACCAAATAATGCCATACGATTATCCTATATAAATGGCACGAGGCACTCTATTTAAAGTTTGTTCCATATATTCAGATTCATCTTTTTGAGCTTCCAACAACGCCTTACGAGATGTTGCTTCCAAATTTTCTCTTAATTCTGCAATTAAAACTTCTTTTTCAGTTGTAGCTTCACTTCTTAAATCAGAACCATCCAAAGTTACTTCTGAGTTTGGAATTGGAATTGATGAGAACTTAGCTCTAACTGCACCTAACATTTCTTTTACCAATGCTAGAGTATATTTTTGAATCCACCTCTTACCAACATGATTGATACGCGTATATGTAATTCTATCAAATGGTGCATTCGAATAATCAGATATAACAGAATTTGATATGATTGGATTACTTCTATCCGAATTTAAAATATAATGAAAGAATACTTTTGTTCCTTCTTCAGCCGCTTCTGGTCTTGGAAAGATTCTAATTCTATTATTTTGTATATCAAATCCATATTGAGATTTACGAACCATATCATTAAATTCAATAGCTTGTAATCTTAAAAGGTCATCATAAAGTGGTTGCATCATAAATGAAACACCTGGTGAGTAGTTACCCCATCCAAAAGTATCCATCATTTGTTGTGAACCTAATCCAGTACCTACGAATGGGTCAAAGTATCTTACCATTGCAGGTGGTGCATTATGAAGAACTTTTTTAATTTCAATTTCATCCGTTCCCGCCGAACCACTTTCTAATGTAGTGATTGTTGGGTCTGTTAAATCGTATACCTGTTGTCCTGCTGAAAGAGTAAATGAACCTGTATAATAAGTTACTCTACCACCACTACCTGCTTCAGTTCCATAATCTTTTGCAAGAGATACCAAACCACCTAAGTTTGCATTAAGTTGAGTTTGTGATAGGTTTGATGATGTCGGAGCACCTTTAAGGTTTAATAAATTTTCTCTAATATTAAATTGGTTTACCTGAGATGAGTATTCTGTTACAGCTTCTTCAAAACAAGCATAAAAATTAATATCTTGTAATTCAATATCAACAATTGGATATCCCAATCGTTTGGCACACCAAGATGCTACTTTATCAGTATCTTGTTGAAACTCATAATCATTATCATAATAACCAAATGGTGTCATATCAGGAAAGAATGATGATGAACCTGGCCATATTGGAATATTAACTGCCATTTATATCTCCTTAGTGTTTGTATATAAATATACAGATGTTTAAAGAATCATAAGATTTCTTTGTTCATACATAATTTATTCCATTTTATTAACAAGGTACTACTTCCCCTACAACACCATCTTCAATTTGTATCAAGTCCCTATTTTTCACCCAATATAAATCCATTTTCTATTAAATGTCATACTCATTATTCATTAACCATTCTGCTGTATTTATTATTTCTAATATTTCTTGATGAGTATAAAATGTTTGTTTTTTTAAAAATTCTATTGTGGATATTTCAATATTATCATCAATTGTAATTATACATTTTGTACCATCTAAATTAGTTTTTAATGATTCTAAACTGGTTTGTTTAATCCATTCTGATTGCAATGTTTGTTTATCTGTAATTGGTATTATACAGTATATTTTATTATTATAAACCATACCTATCCTTTGCATAGTTATAGTTTGCTGTTACTTCACTTGAAGATAATGCTTTACCATATATTCGACCTATTGAAAATTTACCATTCACGGCTAGATTCGTAAATGTATTTCTATCACCAAATACAATATCACCTGATGCGGCTGCACAATTTAAAAAATAATCAGAACCTGGACCAGGTGATTTAGTTAATGTTACTTCAGACCCATTAATATAATACTTTGATGTAGTTCCATCGAGTGTATATACATGTTGAACCCAACCTTGTGAGTTCAACCACGTCTCACCATTACGATATGCTTCAATTCTACCGGTAGTACCAGCACGACGAGCGACTGTACCTAATGATTCGTCTGGATATGCACTTGTAAAAAATCCACCAATTAAATCAAATCTATTATCAGTATTAATACTAGTATGTACCATAACACCTCTACTAGTAATATTATACCAAACTTCAATGCTACCCGTAGAAATTTTTAACTCAGATGAATGTGGTACAGATAATCGGTTATCAACACCATCCATTTCAAAATATCCACCAGAATCTGCAGTATATGTTAATCCATTATCCATTGACCCAGTATGATTACCGTATAAACTATATACTGATGTTCCTGTTCCGGGATATGAATTTACATCACCTGCATCAAAATCTAATAATAATCCATCAGTTGTATATGATGCTGCTGAATGGTCATACGAATAAAATTCTGATATTGCATGAGGTGTTGAACCATCTGGCTTTGATGTTGAGCTTTGATTAACATTTGTAGTTGATTGAGTAGTAAGTGATACATTTGAAAGAGATACACCCATTTCAGTTGCAATATCACCTAAACTTAATTGTCCTGATGCTGTTAGTGCCATTACCCAATCTTATTTTTAAGTTCATCAATTTGTTTTTGTTGTTCTTTGATAGTTTCAATAAGAAGTGGTATC